TTGATATTGTAAAAGAGCTATTAGAAAAACATAGGAAAGTAATAATCTTTTATAATTTCAATTATGAGTTAGAGATCCTGCGCACGCTTAAAGAAATTCCCGATATGAAGGTGGCAGAATGGAATGGCCACAAACATGAGCCTTTGCCAGAAGGAGAAAGCTGGGCGTACTTAGTTCAGTATCTATCTGGAAGTGAAGGCTGGAATTGTATCGAGACAAACATTATTGTTTTCTATTCGTTGAATTATTCTTACAGAATTATGACACAGGCTGCTGGGCGTATAGATAGAATGAACACGCCATTTGCGAATCTGTATTACTACAGAATTGTGTCACTTTCATGGATAGATTCCGCGATAAAAAAAGCAATAATGCATAAGAAAAACTTTAATGAATCGATAATAAAGCTCGCACCAAAAACAAAGACTATAATAGAAGGAGAATGAAAAATCATTCCTCCTTTTTGTTTGGCAAGGAGTTTTATATGGCTTCAGAAAGCGCATTACAATCTGCAATAATTAAGGAACTTGAACGTCAGTATCCCGAAGCAGTTGTGTTAAAAATTGATTCGCCATACATTCAAGGATTTCCTGATTTATTGTTTTTGCAAAAACAATTTTGGGCTGCTTTAGAAGTTAAAAGGACTAAAACTTCAGCCCGTCGGCCAAACCAAGAGTATTGGGTTAACAAACTTGATCTGTTGTCCTTTTCTAGGTTTATATATCCAACGAATATGGATAAAGTTTTTGACGAGTTGGATGATGCATTAGGTTGGGGCATGGGACAGGGTATGGGGTATAAGCGCAGATGAAATTTAATATTCACTACGAACTAGCTGACCGACATGCATTCCTATCGGCTTCTAATTATCATTGGTTAAATTATGATGAAGAAAAGCTTCGGAATGCCTATGCGAAATCGCAAATTCAGTTTCGCGGAACAGCTCTTCACGAGTTTGCCAAACAAGCAATCTTGCTTGGGGTTAAACTTCCGAAAACTAAAAATCCGGTAAATCAGTTTATTAACGATGCCATTGGTTATCGCATGGCGCCGGAACAAATATTATTTTATTCATATAATGCGTTTGGAACTTCTGATGCAATTAGTTTTAGAAATAACTTGCTAAGAATTCATGATTTAAAAACAGGGTTGTCCCGTGTGTCTATGGAGCAACTCGAAATTTACTCAGCATTATTTTGTTTGGAATATGATCAATTACCGAAGAATATAGATATTGAATTGCGAATTTATCAGGCTTCAAAAATCATAGTACACGAACCGACGCATGTTGACACTCGTCGTATTATGGAAAAAATTATATACTTCGACAAGAAAATCGAGGAATTCAAAACGGAGGAATATAATCCATGGCAAAAGTAATTAGGCATTATGGTACAAAACGTCACTCCGGGAGATATCCTTGGGGTTCTGGTGGAGATTCAAATCAAAGAGGTGGCAATTTTCTTAGTTTTGTTGATGACCTAAAAGCAAAAGGTTTATCAGAAACAGAGATTGCTACCGGTATGGGAATGAACACCAGGCAATTACGTGAACGACGTTCTATTGCCCGTGCAGAACAACGAGCTGCTGATGCTGCTATGGTTTATCGTCTCAAAGAAAAAGGTTACTCTAATGTAGCTATTGGAAAACGAATGAAGCTCAATGAGTCTACTATTCGTTCTCTATTAGATCCATCTTTGAAAGATAGAGCCGCGTCCACAGCTGCTACATCAATGGTGTTAAAAGATGCTGTTGATAACAAAAGGTTTATTGATATTGGAATTGGCATAGAAGAACATTTGGGTATAACAAGAACAAAATTGAACACTGCAGTGGCTATGCTAAGGGAAGAAGGTTATGTAGTACATCCTTTACAAGTTCGGCAAATTGGAACTGGAAAGTATACGACGATGAAGATTCTCACTCCGCCAGGAACTCCTTGGGGAGAGGTTCAGAAAAATCAAAATCAGATTTCTATGGTTGATGATTATTCTGAAGATGGTGGTCGATCTTTCTTAGGCCTTGAACCTGTTCGTAGTATAAATAGCAATAGAATAATGATTCGTTATGGTGATGAAGGAGGTTCAGATAAGGATGGGGTGATTCAACTTCGTAAAGGGGTTGAAGATCTCGATCTAGGAGATGCAACTTATGCACAAGTACGTGTTGGTGTTGATGGCAAATACTATATGAAGGGTATGGCCATGCATGCTGACAATGTACCTTCTGGTTATGATGTTGTTTATAATACGAGTAAATTAAAAGGGACACCTGCTAAAGAGATTTATAAAGTTATGGTAGATGATCCGGATAATCCATTTGGAACTACGTTACGGCAGAAACACTATATAGATGCTAACGGTAATGAACAATTATCAGCATTAAATATTGTGGGTTCTGTTCCTGGTGCTGGTGAAGAGGGATCATGGGGTAGGTGGTCAAAAAGTCTATCAGCTCAAGTTTTATCGAAACAAACATCCGCGCTTGCTAAGCAGCAATTAGGATTAGCACTAAATTTAAAGCAGGAAGAATTCGATGAGATTATGTCTTTAACGAATCCTTCTGTAAAGAAAGCTTTATTGGAATCCTATGCTAATGATGCAGACGCTGCTGCTGTGCATCTTAAAGCTGCTGCATTACCAAGACAGGCATCCCAGGTTCTATTACCTTTTAATTCCATTAAAGACGGGGAAATTTATGCTCCTAATTTTAGGAATGGAGAAGTGGTAGCTCTTGTTAGATACCCCCATGGTGGCACATTCGAGATCCCCCAGCTTATTGTGAATAACCGAAATGCAGAGGCTAAAGGTTTAATCAAATCAGCTAAAGATGCTGTTGGGATTAATCCTAAAGTTGCTAAACGATTATCGGGTGCTGACTTCGATGGCGACGCTGTCGTTGTTATACCTAATGCTAAACGTTTACTTAAAACTTCTAAGGCTTTGACTGGATTAAAAGATTTTGACCCTCAATCTGCATACCCTGCATATGAAGGCATGAAAACAATTAGTCCCCGTACAAAACAAAAGGAGATGGGGAGTATAACAAATCTTGTTACTGACATGACAATTAAAGGAGCTTCTCCCAATGAGATAGCTCGTGCAGTTCGTCATTCAATGGTTGTTATCGATGCAGAAAAACATGGGTTGAATTATAAACAATCTGCTATTGATAATGGTATAGGTAGTTTAAAAGAAAAGTATCAGGGTAAGTCAACAGCTGGTGCAGCCACTCTAATTTCTAAGGCTGGCTCTGCAATACGGGTACTTGAGAGGAAAGAAGGAAAGTTTATCAAAGACCCCCAGACAGGTAAAAAGAGACGCGTCAAGTGGGACCCCACAACCGGTAAGAAGTTGTATGAAGAGACCGGTGAAACTTACGTTGATGCAAAAGGAAAGGTAGTTAAGCGTCTTAGTAAGACAAAACGTATGGCAGAGGTTGATGATGCATTTGAGTTGTCTTCTGGTACAAGCATGGAGAAGGTATATGCATCGTATGCAAACAAACTTAAAGCCTTTGCTAATAAAGCTAGACGTGTTGTGTTAAGAACAAAAGACATTCCGTACTCTCCATCGGCGAGAAAGACTTTTGATCCAGAAGTTAGAACTCTTAGAGATAAGCTGGCCCTAGCTTTCAGAAACAAACCGCTCGAAAGAAAGGCACAGATTATGGCTACTAAAGTAATAACCGCCAAGAAGAGGGCTAACCCCGGTATGGATGATGCCACCCTTAAAAAAGTCAAGTTCCAGGCTTTAGAAGAAGCCCGTGCTAGATACAAGGCTAGGAAGGCAGACATTAAAATAACAGACCGGGAGTGGTTAGCAATACAAGCGGGGGCTACCTCCCCCACCTTTCTTAAAAAAGTCTTAGATAATACGGATACCAAGAAGCTTAAAGAACGGGCTATGCCCCGCGTCCCTAAGCTTATGTCCCCTACAAGAATGACCCGGGCCCGCACCATGTTAGCGACCGGCTATACTCGTGCAGAGGTAGCTGATGCCCTAGGTGTGTCTGTCAGTACAGTAACCCAGGCAATGGAAGGTGAGGAATAATAGCTATGGCTACTAATAATGATAACACTAATAGAACAAAAGAACTTAAAAGAATTGTTGATGATGATTTAATGTTAACAACTCTTGACAATCCTTTCAATCCTTTTGTACAATGGGATCAATGGTTTGCTTTTGACGTGCGTCAAGGTTACAATACTTGTGCTTACTTAGCAAGAATTGTTAAAACTTCATATGAGTTAAGTGAAGTTGAAGAAGCCCTCGCCATTAATCAAGCGATACAAGAGATTCTTGAATTAAATA